GGGCAGTATAGACAAAAAAAAGCCCCACCACAAGGGCAGGGCATAAGTTCCATCAAAGGAATGACAACTGACAAGACATCAGGATACCAGAAAACACATATTTTTTTTGGTGGAGGAAGCGAATGGGGCACACACTTTTACAAACCCAAACCCAATCGATGACCGCGAGAGCGTAGAGCGTAAGAGTTAGCGCATGACCAAACCCATTACCCATAACCATGCTTATAAATAGCGCCGTGTAACCACATACCGTAGCTTATGGCAACCCATAAACCCCTTTTACCCGTAGCGCATGGGCGGGACATAGCTTGTCTCTAACCGCCATTATTAGCGTTTACAGTATGTAGATACTTAATTATAGTAATACCATTTATTACATAGTATGTAGTTACTATATATATATATAATGATAGTATGTAGATAACATATTATGTAGATATTTATAGTTAACTACATAACATAATTACTTTTATAACATAGTATAAATATAACTATATAGTATGCTTGTGGATAACTCTAACTTATCCACACTATCCACACCATGCACCATTATAGAGATTATATGCACTATAATAGAGTATGATGATTATATATTGCACTATGTTGGTGCTATGCTTTTTTGTAAGTAGTTGATTTATATAGGTTTCAATATTGGCATGGTTTTAGCATAGTAATATATAGTAGAGAAAGCACTCTCTACATTTCCTAAACTTATTCACAAGGGGCTAAGCATGAAATTCGCATTTATTCCAAAGGCTAGTTACACCATTGGGCAACTGATTACCGTACACGGTAAAAAGATGCGCGTAGAGAGCTACACACACACGGGCAAAAACGTCACCGTGACAACTTTGCTTGGTGCGCCTAAGTTTGAACGCATTGTGTGCATCTGTACCGATTCACAACCGATTGAGGGTGTAGCTGCTTAATAGCTTAGCGGGTAGGGCTACGGGTTAGCCTTATTCGATGCGCTATTGCATCATTCCTAAACTGTAAGGGGTTACACCATGACAAACAAAACGTATAACGGTTGGACAAATTATGAAACGTGGCGCGTCAATTTGGAGATATTTGACGGAGTAGCGTGGCTTGACCAGTTTGATAACGGGCTAGAGGTTTACCAAGCAGCCGATTCTCTTAAGGAATATGCTCAGGAAATAATTGAGCAAAGTAGCCCTGAGGGGTTAGCCCGTGACTATGCTCTGGCTTTTCTTGATGCGGTTAACTGGCGGGAAATAGCTCAGTCCATGTTTGACGCATACAAAGAAGAAAACCAAGAAGAAGAAACCGCCTCAGAGTAAGACTATGTAGCGTGAAGCCTATTACCGTAGGCTTTGCGGTGCAATGTCGCACCATTCCTAAACTGAGGGGTAAACCTATGCAAGCCTATTTCATTAAGTGCATCAATAAACAACTAGGTACAGAAGCCATTTCTACGCGGTTGTTTTACTTTTATGACCAAGCAATAGAAATTGTTGACACTCTAAACGCTAAAAAAGACGGTTACGAATATTTCTTACATCAAGCCAATATCTAAGGGGTAAGCCATGCGAAGCAATGTAACCTTATCAAATGGGCGCATAGTAGCTCACCGCCCGTACCTTAGTGCCGGTGTACCAAATGGGGCAACTGAAGCCTACATGATTGACGGTGTAGAAATGAATGACGCAGAGTGGCGCGAATACTGCCTATTGACCGCCACGCCTACACCGCCTAAAAAGCCTACATGGGCAGAGATTAAGCAAAGGGAGGCAGCATGATAGAGATAAGCCTACACGATAAACCTTTAGCAGCCCACGGGCTAACCTCATACCGTTACAAAGGGCGTTATGGCTTTGTGATGATTGGGGCGCGTGATGATGCCCACGCGCTTAGGGAGGCGCAGCGCAGCCTTACACGGGACACCGCCACGCCTGAAAAGCTGGAACGCTGGAACGGTAGCCAATACCGCCCCGTTTAGCCCGTAGCGTGTAGCCCCCTAAAACTAGGGGGTTATGCGGTACGCGCTCGCGCACCATTTCCTAAACTTTTAAGGGGTAAACCGTGAAAACATTTCAGATTTTTAAAAATGTCTCTTATGAATACTTTGTCGAAGCTGAAACCTTGGAAGATGCACAAACAAAAATCATAGAGGAAAACCCTGAGCATGAGAGCGAAGAGCTAATTGAATGGGTATTCGCTGATGAACATGATGGCGTGAATTGGACATACGAACCAGTCACCCAGTCTTAAACCCTATAAACCCCCCACGCGCCTACGGGCGCATAACCGGAGTAAAACCCATGAAAACTTCTGAAATTTATTTTTGTCTTGCCTCTGATGGATTGATATATAACCTTGGTGACCATGGAGATATTGAAGCGGCTGATGCTACTGCCGAAAGCCTTGGTTTAGATATCATTTGGATGCTAGGCGAAGATTCTGCCCGTAGCTGGATGGACACGCTTTCCAATCACTTACCAAAGGAATAAAACGCCATGCAAAGCCGATACATTTTCGACAAGGTTAACCAAGATATAACCGCCGCTATCGCCCGACAAGTAGACCGCGACAGCTACTCGCGCCCATGCACACCAAACAATGACGATTTAGTTTGCGCCATAATCTTTGTAGTGTCAGTAGCCCTGTTAATCTTTTTTATAAGGTAAACCATGCTCAAGCCATTACTAATCCCGATTCCCCCAACGCGCACCCCTACGCGCCCCACGCGCTTACTCGCGCAAGGGTTTGACTATGTACCCGCATCACGCACCGACATCACCCAAACTTGGCGGCGCTTTGGATGGACACCAAAAGAAAAGCCCAATGTCCCTAGCTGATGCCCATAAGCTGCTAGACCGTGTACGCGAGGGGCATAACGCCCCCGTGTATCTGATAACCCTTGCATTGATTATGACTGGAGACATACGCCATGCGTGACCAAACTGATTGTCATTACCCACAAGAATCCCTATGCTTGCGCGGCTGTGAGGACGGTTGTCGCGCCCGTAAGACTGTATGGCGTAAGCGCACCATACAAGAGATGGAAGACCAAGAGCTAGAAGATGAAGAGTTTAGGAAGATTCCCCAATTTACCTATGAATGTAAGCACCTTGGGGTTTGTATGGATAGACCTAGCCATTGCCCTGATTGTCCAAGTAATCATGCTTGAGCTACTCTTCATTGTGTTTATTGGGCTTTGTATTTATTTGTTCCTTGTTGACAAATAAAAATTAAGTCTGATATGATTCGCGCCATTGCAGTCGAACGCAATAACTTCAAGCCATTTAAGCCAGCATCCCTCCCCGATATAAAGGGGGTTCGACAGGGGTTCTGGGTTAAGTGGCTTTTTTGTTGCCCGTCTTCAATCGCACTCCACGCGATAGCAGAGCGCCTACATGGGCGGCTTGGAAGAAAACATAGGGCAGCGCATCACCCCGTTGATAACCCTACCGGACTGTATGCGAGGTATCGGGCAAGACATGGGGACATGGTGAGACAAGACCCATATCGAATGAATCGCATCCCTATGGGGAAGCTAGTGCATACGCATGGGCTTGGGGGAGAGCTTCTCACCCTTGGGGAAACTATGTCTAAACGAAAGGTAACCAATGACACAAGAGAAACAACGTGAATGGCAAGGTCTTACGCATGATGAACTGATGGAGTTCATGTTTCGTTGCCATAACCCAAAGTCTAAGGCGTACAAACAAGCCAAATACTTCTATGAATTGATTGAGCAAAGACTCAAGGAAAAGAACTATCAGAAAGGACAAACCGATTAATAAATACAATGGCTAATCATCATAACTGTGATACATTACTTACTCATTCCTAACTATCCGAAAGGGGAAACATGAAACCACTCATTTGTGCTGATTGCAAGTGGCACATTCCATCTAAACAAAGCTCAACCGTAGCCAACTACGACCGTTGCAAAGCCTCAGAGGTTATCAACCTCGTTACTGGGGAAGCTAAACATACCTACTGTGAATCCATGCGCGTTGCCAATGGTGACTGTGGCATGGATGCTAAGTTGTTTGAGTTAAACCAAGCTGAAGAGGAAACTCCAAATGGCAACTAAGCTACAAAGTAATCTAGTCACCAAGTTACAAGAGATTAGACAACTCAAAGACACCATCCAAGACTTGAATGAGCAGCTTCAAGAAGTCAAAGAAGAATCCAATAACCTAGAGCTAGCCTTAAATAAGTGCATCTACTCTAAGGCAGAGCTTAACGACAAGAATGAGCAGCTACAAGACGATTTAAGGCAGTTCATGGAACTGTACGCAAGCACCAAGGTAGTAGCTCAAAACCTCTCAGAAGCAATTTATTTCTTAACTAAGGATAAACAACATGGCTAACGATAGAAACGACTTTGCACCAGAGATACGCAATAGCGCTTGGTGGTCAGGCGATAGCCGCATGGCTGCCAACGGGCGCGGTAATGATGCTGTCCTAGAGAAGCTAGGGGTTAAGGATAGACCCGACTTGTCAGAGGTTGAAGCAGTCCAAATGGGTCACGTCATGCAACCCATCATTGGCAGACTTGCTCAAGACAAACTTGGCATGGAATTGAAGGAAGCTGACTATGCGCTCACTCACCCGAAAGAAACATGGATGCGTAGCCATTTCGATTTCATCTCGGCTGACGGGCAAACGCTTGTGGAAGTCAAAAACTACAACGCTGCTGTACGAAACAAGTTCGACACCGAAGCCAACCTCATCCCTCAGGCTGATATGGCGCAACTCATCCACGAAGCGGCAGTCCACAATATCCAAGACATTGTGCTGGCTGTTCTATTTGGGGGACAAAACTTTGAAGTGTTTAAGTTCACCATTGAAGAAGCACAGAAAGAGCAGCTCATCAAGGATATGGCGAAGTTCTGGGGACACGTTGCGTCTAAGCAGTTGCCTGAGCCTGAGACTACCGAGCAAGCGAAGCTAATCTATTCTGTATCCGCACCCACAAGCATCACCGCACCTCAGTCCCTAGAGCAGATGGTGCAAGCCTTGCAATACACCAAGAATGAACTAAAGAAGTGGGAGAAGGAAGAGGAGAAGATTCAGGTGGAAATACAGAAATTTATGGGGGTCAATAGCGAATTGGTAACCATAGACGGCAGGGTCCTAGCCACTTGGAAATCATCCAAGGGCAGCATGAAGTTTGACTCTAAGTTGTTTGAGCAGTCTATGCCAGATGTCTACAAGTCCTATGTTCGGGAAGTAGCCGGTAGCCGTAGATTCTTAGTCAAAGGGTAATCATGTTGCTATTCAAAACAAAACGATTAGAGCGCCTAGAGCAAGAAGTTGTCATGCTTGAAGACTTGTTTCGTAGCGCTCTCAAACGCATATCCAATCTAGAAGAGGCTCGGTGGGGCTTGAGGGTTGACGGTACTCCAAAGGCAAAGCCGGGAAGGAAAGCTAAAGATGAACGCATTTCCTAGTGGTCACGACCCTAAGACGGGTACTGCCGACAAGGGCATGAAGCTCAGAGATTACTTTGCAGCCAAGGCTTTGCAAGGGATGCTTGCAGAACCATCACTCAAAGCAACTCCACAAGAGTTTGCTGAGAGGGCTTACATGGTGGCAGATGCAATGTTGAAAGCGAGGGACTTGTGACCACTCAAGATGTCGCTATATATGTGATGGCTGCCACATCGGTTGCCGACCTATTCCTAACTATTTTGGAGAAACTAATATGACATTAAAAAAACATTTGAACTATTCAGAAAGAATAGCCTTAGCACTACCTCATTACATGAAGCCCACAAAAAAGGGTGAGATGGGAAAAATGTATTTTCCAGAAATTCAACATGACACTTGGTGCAAAGCATTGAAAAATGAAGATTGCAACTGCAAGCCAGATATTTTTATCGAAACAGATGATGGACGCTTAGAAGTTCTTATGGACGGTAGCGTCAGAAAGGTTGGAATATGAGCAATATTATCCCTGTCAGCGACATGACCGTAATGGCAGATTCGATTGTCAAAAGCGGCTTTTACGGCTTTAAGACTAAAGAGCAAGTCATGGCTGTAATGCTTGTAGCGCAAGCAGAAAACAAGCACCCCGCCTCTGTCGTGCAAGAGTACGACATCATCCAAGGCAAGCCAGCTCTGAAGTCTCAAGCTATCCTTGCCCGTTTCCAACTCTCTGGTGGCTCAGTCCAATGGGATGAGGTAACCAACAAGAAGGTCAAGGGGACGTTTAAGCACCCACAAGGCGGCACTCTTACCGTTGAATGGACTATCGAAATGGCAAGGCAAGCCGGTATCTATCGTGACGGGTCAGGATGGTCTAAGTACCCTGAAGATATGCTCAGAGCTAGGGTTATCTCTAGGGCTGTGCGTTCTATCTATCCCGCCTGTATCTTGGGACACTACGCCACAGAAGAGGTTATGGACTTTGATAGTCCTGCGCCTAAACACATGGGCGTTGTAGAAGACGTTAAACAGCCCTTAGAGGTCATAGAAGCCTCTACTGGTGACTACCCCATCATTAAGCCTGACGGTGAGATATACGCCCTTTACGGCAATCCAGAGGAATGGATAGAAGCCTATGCTGGTTTGGCAGCTAGAGTCATGCAGTCTAAAACAATAACTGATGAACAGCGCACCGAGAAGATTGCTGCCCTAGCACAGGCTAATCACGATATAACTGAGAAGTTCTCTAGCTTTGAGCGAATCAAGATTAGAGGTGAGTTAGCCAAGGTGGGAGTAAACCTAAACCCAAAGTCACCAGCGTCCCAGTTCGTAGCCGACATGGAACACAACGAGAAAATATTTTGAAGCACCTTCAGAATATTGGCTCACTAACTCCAATGGACGCATTAAATAACTATGGCTCATTCAGGCTTGCAGCCCATATCGAATATCTTAGGAAGCAAGGACATCCAATCCTTACAACTATGGTTAAAGAGGGTGGGCGCGAGTATGCCCGATATATCTACCGTTGAAAGGAAAATCATGGAAAACCAAAAGAAACCCCCGTTTGTCCCGCAAGAGATGAAAGGACGAATGACAAAGAACACCTACAAAAAACAGGGTTCTTCCGAGCCAGACTGGAAAGGCACATTCATGTACAAGGGTGAAACCATCACCTTTGGCGCATGGGAGAACGATGCTGGCTACGGTGTTTACTACAACATCAAGCTCAACGACCCTAACTGGAACAAACAACAGCAGCAGTACCCTAAAGAAGTACAGGCAAAGTCTTATCCAAAAGATAGTGACGTGCCATTTTGACGGCTAGCTTCTCTCTCCCATTTCCCCCTAGCGTTAACACCTATTACCGCAACTTTCGCGGTCACATGGTGATGAGCGCCAAGGGAAGGGAGTTTAGAGAAGCTGTCCAAGTATTTGTAATTGAGAACAACATTCCTAAGTTTGGGGACAAAAAATTGAAACTAACACTAATTCTGCGTCCTAGAGACAAAAGAAAAATAGACATTGACAACCGTATCAAAGCGGTACTTGATGCACTAGAACACGCCGGAGTGTTTGACAACGACTTTCAGGTTGACCACATTGAGATGATTCGAGGAGAGCAAATCAAAGGCGGTCTGCTCCATGTAGTCATAGAAGAAATAATCCCCCGGCATCCTGAAGCCGAGTCCCTAGAGGACAGTTAGGAACGTGACGGGGCAGCGTTTCAGGTAGCCCCACTAATTAAACAACAAAGGAAATCATGGAAACAATCCCAATCCCAGAAGCAGGAATCGTAGAAGTGCAAGAGAAGAAGAACCATATCTTTATTGCAACGCCTATGTATGGCGGTCAATGCTATGGCTTCTATGTCCAGTCAGTCATGCAATTACAGAAGATGGCATCTGGTCAAAACATAGATGTCAGCTTCTCATTCATGTTCAATGAGTCTTTGATAACCAGAGCGCGTAACGCTATGGCGCACAACTTCCTCAAGATGGAAGCAGCCACTCACCTACTCTTCATTGACTCAGATATTAAGTTCCAACCAGAGCATATCTTCCCAATGATTGAGGCTGACAAGGAAATCATTTGTGGCATCTATCCCAAGAAGGAAGTTAACTGGACTAGCGTCAAACAGGCTATGGACAACAACGTAGATACAGACAAGCTCAAGTTTTACACGGGCGCGTTTGTGGTCAACCTTGTGGACTACTCAGGCTCGGTGACCGTGCCAATAAATCAACCCGTAGAGATATGGAATGGCGGTACAGGGTTTATGCTTATCAAGCGTGAAGTGTTTGAGAAGCTGAAAGACAAAGTGCCGACCTATACAAACAATGTGGTTGACCTTGCTAACACTCTTAAAGATGACATGATTAGCGAGTATTTCACGACAAGCATAGAGCGACCTACCAACATCCTTTTGTCTGAGGACTATCACTTCTGTAAGCTGGCGCGTGAACACGGCATCAAAGTCTGGGCAGCGCCTTGGGTTCAACTAGCTCACATTGGCACATACGCCTTTGAGGGTCAACTCATTCCAGCACCATGAACTTCACTCAAGACTGGTTTAGCCACAACATCCCGAACTTTGAGTTCTGCATGAGCGCTTTGGAGACAAAGCAAGACTTCCTAGAGATAGGCTGCTTTGAGGGCAGAGCAAGCGTGTGGATGCTTCAAAACGGGTTAGACCCTGACGGCAAGCTCACTTGCATAGACACATTCCAAGGTAGCGAGGAACACGCTGCTATGGGGTTAGACCTCAATGAACTGTGGGAAAACTTTAAGAAGAATGTAGATGAGGGAAAGGTAGCCGACCAACTGGTTGAGGCTATTAGAGGTACATCCTATGAGGGCTTGGCAAAGGTTATCTGCCTTGGGGAGAAGTATGACTTCATCTATGTTGATGGCAGCCATACCGCACCCGATGTAATGACTGACGCTTGCATGGCATTTGGACTGCTCAAACAGGGCGGGATTATGCTGTTTGATGATTACCTATGGAATCATGTGCCGGGCATCTTGCACCGCCCTAAACTAGCTGTTGACTTGTTTGTAACCTTGTTTAGCGAGAAAGCAGAATTGCTAATGCTTGGTTACCAACTAGCGGTTAGAAAGATTTAACGGCAACCCCACCGCTTCCTCGCTGCTTTGCCTCTCTCGCCTTTCCAGTTCTTAGAACGGGCGCAGAAAGACTTGTGGCGAGGTCCTGATTTAGTTGGTGCTTTGAGCTTACTGCCGGTAGCTTTGTTGTACTTAGCCCGACCCTTGGCAGTCAAGCCACCACCGGCTTTGACAGACAGTTTCTCGCCTCTGCCGACAGAGAGATTAGTGCTTTTAGGCATTAGCGTTTGGACTTTCTCTTAGCAGTCTTTGCAGAACGCACAAATGCTTCAGCAGTAGGGTAGCCCTTTT